TTTTTAAACTCTGCCGACGTAACTCATCAGCCTCCTGTTCCATATCGTCCACTATCTTTGAAATTTGGTCGGCGGTGGAATTCAGGAGGCGGGTTCGAAAAAACTTGTCATGTCCAAGGTCACGGTCTGACGGTATTCATGCTTGCAGTTGTCACACACAATTTCCAAGGGTTTTAGTTCGCTTACTTGGCGTAGGTTAATCACATGATCACGTATGCGAGTAAACAACTTGCGATCGCAGTTGAGCAGGAATTCTTGTATGTGTTCAGTTTCGCTCACGATAGCACCGGGTGTGCGGATACCAGCAATACTCCATTTGAGTGCATCTATGGTAAGTTCAGTAATCCTGCGCATGGCATCATTTAATTGCTTGATTTTTTCTTCTTCGGGTAAAGCAGATTCTGTGATGCTCTGTATCCTACGCTGCTCTTCAAATTGTGATTGACTGGATAAATTTTGATTTTGATAGCTGATGGGAGCAAACGCAATTTCCAAATCACCGTGATGCATGGTGCTTTCAAAGTCGGGCAATTTCAATTGATCTAAAACATTGCGTAGATCTATAGCATAATCTTCAGCAGTTCCGCAGCCGGGGCAGGTGCTGTTGATTTCCAGTTCATGCCCGTAGCTGGCCAATCGTATGGCTACCAGCATGCTGTTGATATCAGCGGTGGGTGCGTTCCATGCGTCTTTGATGTTGGGTATGCAGCTTTGGATAACCGTGACCACAGCTTGCCCGTTAAAAAGCGCATCCGGAGTACGATATGTTATCTCGTCAATGGCAGTCATTGGATAAACCGGAAATTCACCGTTGTGTGTTAATTCAATGGAGCCCGGTGGCCAGTATTTTCCTCCGGTAGGCAATCTCAAGTAGATCGCAGGTTGTCGGAAATATTGTTTCAACGGGTTAGCAGATTGGGTCATAGATCACCTATAAATATACACTACTTATAGGTGAAAAATACATGGCTGACTTAAATGACGAAGTGAATGCAATTTCCGAACATCTGCGGCGGCTCAACATGGAGTTTAACCGATATGGCGAACTGACTGCTCAGTCAGCTGATGCTATCCGTCGTAAAACTTCTGCTGAAACATATCGAGACAGTCAGCTGGAAAAATCTGGGCAGGCTGCGGCAGACTCATTACTGAGTCTGTATAGAGCAGCTGGCACCTACACCAGTGCCATGTATGAAGGACAGCGCGGATCCGCAGCGTTGAATTCAACAATCACACAGGTAACAGCAGGACTCGGTAGTCTTGCCACAGCATTGGCTTTTCTTGTCACTCCAGGAGGTGCGCTTAAAAAGATATTGGTAGCAGGGGTCACAGCACTAGGAGTTGAAACTCTTAAAGTTGCCACTGAAATAGGTAATGCCAGTAGAAATATGGTATCTAAGCAGATGGAGGCTTATGAGCAGTTGGCCAGTTCGGGTGCGATAGCAGACGAAGGACTCACAGGGCTAGGTGAAGGCGCTGCAAGAGTGGGTGTGAGCATTTTTAAAATGGACAAGTATCTTGGCCTTATTGGTGGCAACAGCGGAAATTTGGCTCTGTTTGCAGGATCAGTGTTCAGGGGACGCAGACAGTTTGAAGAGTTAGGTCAAAGATTAGAAAGCGAAAGATCTAGATTCAAATTGTTAGGTATGGATCAAGATGCCATGAACGAAGGCATGATGGGTTATATCAGAATGCTGAATTTAACTGGTCGAGCTCAGACCATGACCACTGCACAATTGGCTGACGGTGCTAAAAAATATCTTATTGAGCAAGATGCATTAACCAAGCTGACTGGAACAAGCAGAAAAGAAGCTGAAGATATAAAAGCTCAAGCTATGACAGAAGAACGTTTCAATGCAAACATATCAGTTCTGCGTAAACAAGGAGAAGCAGGCAACAAAGAAGCTGACAATCTGCAGAACATGAATGTTTTCCTTCAAAAGATAGCTCCCCAATTTAATCAAGGATTCAAAGCCTTAGGCGACATGAGCGCACCAGGTGCAGCCGAATTCAACATGGCATTAGGTGGTGCCGGCGCTGAATTTATAGAGTTAACCAAGCGTGATTTTCCAGCTGCGATAGAACTACTGGCCAGACAAACAGCTAAAACCACTGAACTTACTGAGCAAGGGTTAGCACAATTTGGAGCATCAGGAGCATTTGGAAATCGATTTGAAATTCAACAATTAGGCAATCTAGCCGGAAAAAGTTATGATCAGATCATGGCCGAGATTGATAAAGGCCAGAAAGGGCAAACTGGTGGTAAGGACCAAACTGGAAAAGAAATACCTATAACTGATCCTAGACTTGAAAGAGAAGTAAAATTATTAGATAGCCAACAAACAACAAATATCTTGTTACAACGTCTGATCAACGAAGGATTTAAGGATCTGATATTTGGACGTGTTGGAGCAGATCCGTCACAGGAGACAGCTCTAAGGATTGCTCAGATTGAGCTAGACTTTGTAAAAGCACAGGTAAGAGCAAGAAATCCAAAACTTCTTGATAAGAAAGAACAAGAAAAAACGGCACTAACATTGCCCGAAGCTATAGCAGCAGAAAAAGTCAGAGATGATCAAATACAGGAAACTGGCAAACATCTTGCAGATTTAAACAAAGCATTAGAAACAGCAAATATAGAACTTAACAACGCCAAGGCAGTGTTGAATTCGTCTACGTCAGAAGCTGACAAACAAATAGCAAAAACTGAATTAGATCAGGCTCTAAGAAACAAAAAAGCAATCGAAGCTGCTCAGAAAACTATTCAAGATCAATTTGATAAAGAATATGTGCTACGTGATCAAGCTAGGAAAGATTTAGAAAAACTTAAAAAAGCTGACCCCGCACCTGCCCCGGCACCAGCACCTGCTCCTGCTCCTGAACCGTTGCCGCCTGCTGCAGAGACAGATGAAGACAGAATAGCAAGAGAAAACAAAGCAGCCGAGGACCGAGCAAAAGCTGCCGAGATTGCCACGGATGCTGAAGTTAAAAAAGCCGAAATTGCCAAAGCAAGAGAAGCATTATCAACTCCTATTCCAGAATTAAAATTAGGCGGAAAAACCGAATTTAAAGATCTGGTTCAGGAACAAAAAGATGCTATAAACAACCTGCTTATAGCCAAAAAGATAAACCCTATAATGGGGCAAACACCCGAACACGGTGATCGCGGAAAAGAATCATGGGACAAACAACTTAAGAAAAGTCCAAGAGAACAAGAAACATTATTTGAGATGATCAATGAACAAGTCAAGATTGATCGAAAACAAAAACTTAAAGAACTGGAAAAGAAAGAATCGGGTAAAACAAGTGAAGCAGCACCTAACGATTATAGAAAAAATTATGGAGTTGCTGACACAGCAGCATTGGCAGATTCTCAAGTTGAAGGCGCGTTTGCCAAAGCAATTAATATTGCAGAAGCATTGCCGACCAAGATTGATATCAATGATGCCACAGCTGGATTAACCATCAACTCGGACGTGGCCACACTCAACAGCAAAGGCATGAATGTGACCTTAGACAACTCATCAGATGTGGCCAGGATGATTGCAGCTATATCACCAGACATGGCAGAAGCATTTCGTTCATCATCTCAAACAGATCAATCCATGGCTAAATCAGACTTTGAACGCAGCATGGGTGATCTTAGAACCGAATTTTCCAAACAAAAAGCCACTGACGAACTGCTGTTGGCTGCTGTGCAAGAATTGATACGCATACAGAAGAACGGTGTAGATGTGCAACAAAAGATATACCAAGCAACTGTATAACACGGTAAATAACATATCATGGCAGAAAAAACATCGCAAGGCTCTTGGAAAAAGTATTTCAAAGTGGCTGACACTTCTGGACAACTCAGTCCAATATCGGGTCGTAATCAATTTGGCCTGGACAACTACGGCAAAAACGACGGCACTGGTGCTCAAGCAGACTTTGTGTTCCGTAACTATGCTAGTAGATTGCCCGAAGTGTATAGTGGCCATCCCAACAGGATTGAACGCTACAACCAATACGAAAACATGGACATGGACTCGGAAGTCAATGCATGTTTGGACATTATTGCAGAGTTTAGCACACAACCCAACAAGCAAAACGGCACACCGTTTGAAGTGGATTTCAAAGAAAAACCCACTGATCACGAGATCAGTATAATCAAGAAACAACTACAGCAATGGGTCAAGCTGAACAAGCTGGATCAACGTATCTTTAAATTGTTCCGCAACACTATCAAATACGGTGATCAAGTGTTTGTGCGTGATCCAGAAACATTTGAAATGATGTGGGTGGACATGAGCAAGCTGGCTCGGGTGATCGTGAATGAAAGCGAAGGCAAGCGCCCTGAGCAGTACGTGATCCGTGACATCAACCCTAATTTTCAGAACATGAGCGTGGCAGCTAAAACCACCACTGACTACATGACCAATCCTGTGACAGGCAGCATTGCTGGTGCATCAAACTACACCATGCCCAACGGCGGTACCGGTGGCGGCGTGGGCAACAGCAGGTTCATGCAGGCCATGAACGAAGTTTGTATCGATGCAAAACATGTGGTCCATATGAGCCTGAATGAAGGCCTAGATGTGTTCTGGCCTTTTGGGCGCAGCATCTTGGAACAGATCTACATGGTGTTCAAGCAGAAGCAACTGCTGGAAGACTCTATCTTGATCTATCGTGTGCAACGTGCTCCGGAGCGTAGGATATTCAAGATCGACGTGGGCAACAT